GCCCCAGCATACCAGCCGCTGCGGATGGCCCGTAGCTCGGACCTACTTCCCGACCCGATACGTCCACAGCAGCTCCGAGATCCGCAGCCCGCTGAGCATTCACATGCGCGGCATTCTTGGTGTTTACGGTATTGCCGATGGCCTTAGGGTCGATCTTGATGCGGTCCAGTTCCTGACCGTTCTGATCGTACTGAATACGATACAGGCCGTTCTGGTTCGTGTACTCGAAGGCAATCGTGGACTTCTCCCCGATCCAACCACCTGCACCACCAGAGCCGCCGGCAGTGCCCATGGTACCCATAACATCAGGCGGGTACCGCTCAGCCAGCTCCTGCGCAATCCCTTGCTTATCCTTGGAGCCGAATACCGTATCAATGCCGGTACCTCGGGGGAGAATCAGCGGAGTGCGCTCGCGGTCGAACAGGACGCCCGCCTTACCCACCTGAATGGTCCGCTCCGACACGTTGGCCGCTGCGAGGTTCAGGAGGGACTCGTGGCCGACCGCCGAGGTCAGTAGGCCCGCATTGCGGCGATCCCCACTGAGCTGCACGGCTTCCGATTGCACGGCGCGGGTGTACATGCTCAATACGGCGGTGTTGTCACTCAGGTTCGCATTGCCGGTAAGGAAGTTACCAACACGGCCAAAGGCGCCGGACAGGAACGTGTTATCCACCTTCGTGGCCAACGACTTCTGGAACGACTGACTGTTGATGAACTTCTGGGCATCGTCCTGCTGGGTAGCCGCCAGATCCTGTGCGCCGTATTCCTTCAGGGCCTGACCTGGCGGGATGCCGAGCTTGGACTGCTGGAGCATGTACGAGATCGCGCCTCGCTCATTCTCTGGTACGCCTTGCAGCAGTGTATTGCCGGCGGCAGGGTTGGTGGACTCCGCTTGGGCAACCTGCTCCGTGATGGCGTTCAGCGTCTGGATCATCTCCGGGTTGACCTCGCCCTTCTCACCACTAGCCAGCACAGCCCGCACAGATGCGCCCACCGCCGCCCCGTAGGTCGAGGGGAAGGTGCCGAGTTGCAGGCCCAGCTTGGTGGTGGCGGTCAGACGTTGGCTCAAGGTAGAGCCGTTGGCTGCGAGGATCTGGTCGTACTTGGTCAGCGCCTCGTCAGTGGAGAAGCCCAGCCGGTTCAGGCTATTCACATCTCCTGCTTCCAGCGATGTCACCATGTTCGACATGAGCTGCCGGTTGGCCACGCCCTTCTGGGCACCCTGCACGAAGTTGATGGCCTGCTCGGCGCCCCACAGCTTCCGGTCTACTCGATCCTTGGCGTAGGCTGATGCCTCGTCCAGACCTACGGCACCGGAGGCTACACCAGTCTGGAAGGTGGCGTCACGCTCCAGATCCACCATGCTCTCTTGGCCACGGGTGCTGGCAAGGCTGCGCTCATACGCTGAGTTCAGCTCCCGGCGGTCATCAAAGCCCAGTGGGTCCAGCGCACCATTATCGCGGAGATCCTCATACACCTTGCGCTGATTCAAGTCCAGCGCGCCGAGCAGGAAGTTCTTCGCTACACCCGGCTTGGCTGCATCCGGGATGGCTGGGGTGTTCAGCAGGTTCATATAGTACAGCGCGGCCTCTTCGGTACCAGCACGGTACGTCAGATCGTCGGCTCGGGACGACGCCTGAGTGAGCTTGGCAAGAATGCTATTACCCTGAGCGAGGAATGGCTTGGTGCCCTGCTCAACCGTCCAGGCAGAGTGGGCCTGCGTCTGCTTCGTCACCAAAGTCTCTTCGGCCTTGGTTTGCTGCATCAGCGCCTGCATGTGCGCCTCAGGCGGAAGGCCGTCGAGCGAACTCACAACGCCCTGCGCCTCGGTGCTGAGCTTCTTCTGGAACTCAGCCGGGGTCATCTTGCGACCCTCGTTGTCGATCAACTGCGACATACTCAGGCTAAAGTCGGCCTGCTTGATCCGGTAGTCCTGCTGCTTGTACCCGTTACGCACAAAGGGGGCGGTGAATGGGTTGGAATCCAGCGACTCCTCGGCGACCCCAGCCATACGTTGGCGCTGACCGCTCAGGATCTGCTCCTGCACGTTCGACTGGAACTTCTTGTCGGCGATACCACCTACGGCGGAGAAGATCCCAGACAGCACCTGAGTAGCACTGCCGTCGCGGGACTCCACGTCGTAATCCTTTACGGTAGCCCGACCACCACTCGGGGACGCTTGCAGTTGGGTGGCGGGTAGCCGTAGCCCTAGTTCCTGTGATGATCGTTCAGCCATGGGGCCTCCTTAACTGGTGGACGCGCCGTACTGGAAGTACGAACTAGCGTAGTTCATGCCGATTGTTGCAGCCCCCTCCAATAGGGGGTTACGCAGGTTGGCTTGTGGGTTCCGCTGGCCGAGTAGGCCGTTAGCGGTTTGGAACTGGAGCGCTCGGAGTTGCTCCCCGAGGTTGTACTGCTGGTTCTCCAAGTTACGGTCAATCGCGACTTCGGCATCGCTGAATTCACGGTCGAGGTCTTGGAACACTGCATCGACGCTGGCACCCTTGATACCCGCTGCGCCAGCTTGCGCTTCGGCGGTACCGCGAGCTTTACCAACCTCACGCTGGGCGGAGGTGGTGGCCTGGGTGGCTTGCTGGCGGTACTGGGCGGCGAGGAGGCCGAGGCTCCCAACTTCTTGGGCAGCCTCCGCCAAGTTCCGCAGGTCCGTCTTCTCACGGGCCTTGTTCTCCAGCTTCGCTTGGCGCACCTTTGCCTTGTTGTCGAGGGCAGCCTTACCGGCAGACATCGCTCCACTGATAAGCAGTGGAATCCAGAACATTAGGTTCTCCTGTAGCGTAGGTTGTGTTTGTACCCGTACTCGATTGAGTTGATGTTCATGTCGTACGGACCCGAAGTGCGGAGAGCCAGCGAGGATGTGTGCAGATCCACGCGGGCCGGCAGTGCCACTACCGCGCTCGCCACAAAGGGCTGACCGGCACCAAGCTGCTGACTGAACAGCCGCAACGGCGTCGTATCCAACCAGTTACCCGGTCGAATAGCATCACCCACTTTGTACTCGAACTCCCCAGAGTCAGTGAAGGCCACACGGTAGCCACGCAGGGTTGCGCGGGTGGTCGTGATGGGCACCTCGTTAAAGTCGCGGATCACTGGCGGGGATGGTTCGATCTCCGATAGGTAGCCGTGGCCGACTACGTACGTCTGCCCCACAATCGCCTCAGGGCATCCCAGATGGGTGAACCCCAACCCGTCGTCGGTGATGTAGTCGAACACGCTGCGTTCCAGATGCTGCCCCGTCATAGGGTTCAACAGGTACGCACGGGGATCATGTCGGATCGTGTCGTAGTACGCCGTGGGCATTGTGAGCACGCCCGTCTCCGCGACGACTACGAGGGATTGCATGTCGTACCGGGGTTGTCGTAGACCAGCGGAACCTGCCAGGGCCCGGAGGTTTAGCTTCAGGAGGTGGAGGGCTGCGTTCTGATACACGACCATCATCAAGGTATCGCCAGTGAAGTACGCGGCCACCACCTCCGGGTTGAACACCCAGCGGTGCCATGCGGCCTGTGCCTTCTCACCACCTGCCCAGATGTACTGGAAGACTGTCAGGTCGTTCCGATCACCTGACTCGGTACCCATCACCAGGTACCCGGACGTACTGGCGGCGGCGATGAACGCCGTGGGGCCGATGATGTACGAGGGGATGTGGCTGGTGATGTCGTCGGCGACGTAGTGGCTCTCGGTACTTGGAGACGGGGACATCTCGTGCATACCCACAAAGCCGAGGCTTCGAGGTGCGGCAAAGTACAGGGAGCGGCCCGCCGCCACAGGCAGGGCGTCGATGTCCACCTCGTACGTCGTGGTGACGGACAAGGAGGCGGTGCGCGGCGTGATTACACCGCCACCGGGAATCACCGCTTGGTACCGTCGAGAGAACAACAAGAGGTCCTTGTTGTACGTGATGCCGTAAACGTAGGGCGCCGTTAGTGTACCCTGTGCCGCTACCTCTACCGGGTCGTCGTCACTCAGGGCGGCAGCCGAGCGCTTGTACCACCGAAGTGGATCGTTGCTCGCGCTCATACAGGCGTACTCGTTCGACAACAGCACCAACCGTCCTTGGAATGTCGTCATACCCGTGATACCCACCTCCTTGAGGAAGTTGAAATCCGGGTTCGATTCCGCATCGCCGGAAGGGCGGCGGACGTATGCCGGTGCCCCGTAAGCCCATCCACCTGAGTCCCATTTCAATCGCTCCGGCATGTTGAACATGCCTGTATCTGCGCCGTAGTCCGCATCCTCAATCCAACGCCCGCCGGCAGCATCCCAGCGGTAGTACGTCAGGTTAGAGCTGGTGCCCGCAGCCACGATCACACCGTTCATGAAGGCGGTGCCGCCGGAGGTTGCTGGGTACGGTGCGTTGGTTGGTAAGGTAGCCGGTAGCTCATCTGAGGCCCGTACCGTCATGTCGTTACTGGTCCGCATGTACAGGTTGCCGGCGTTCGTGGTGATCGTCAGCTCCCAGCCTGGAGCCAATTGCAGGGCGACGTAGCCATCCGATAAACCGGATGTCACGGTAGCGGCTGCTACTGGAGCAAGGGCTGGATCTGCTGCCACCGCTGGGCGGGACACGTCACCTACCACTGCGGTACGTCCGTAGATCTTCCCGTACAACTGCCATGCGATTGCATGCGCTGCGGTCAGGGCCGGGTCGTTCACACCAGAACCGATTGGCGTCAGGTACGAGGCGCTGTACTCCAGCCCGGTCGCCCGGTTACGGATGTTCAAGGTGAACAGCTTGTTGTACTGCCCGGACACGACGTAGAAGTACCCGTACTGATCTGGATTCTTCGTATTCAGGCCGGCAGACTTAGCGGGCTTCACCCCGGTGTTGGCGATGAACACCTCGTCACCCATCGTTACAAAGTGCAGGTAGTTCGGGAGGGCCGTGACCAGATAAGGCCGCGCCAGATACGACTGAAGCAACTCGCCGGTCGTGTCGTCGAAGACGTACAGGTCCCCGGAGTGGGCGAACACCATGATGACCACGGAGCGGCTGTTGATGTCAGTGTGGTACACCCGTGGCCGTGGGGAGGTACCCAAGTCGATGGAGCGCATCAGTGAGATGTACTCCGTCCCCGGACGCCGCCGGAGGCCAGTCACAGGATCAGAGATCATGTTCAACTGGGCGGACAACTGGCCGGGGAGTCTGTCCTGTGGAACCTGCTGGGATACGCCCATCAGCAAGTTCTTGTGTGCGGACTCCTTGTAGCTCATGTGTATAGACTCCTACGCCATCTGAGATAGTTCTTCTTGGTCCGGCTGTTCTGCTTCCGGCTCCGGGTGTGCTCTGCGCCGAGGGAGATCAGGAACTCCATCAAGGTAGCCTCGATGGACTTGCTGGTGTCGTCCGGGCCGATGTCCGAGATGTACGTGTCGAACGCGGCGCGGTAGGTGATGGCCATCGCGCAGCTATAAGGCAGCCGCTCGAACTCCTTATCCACGATCAGCTTACCCCGCACCGTGGCGTTGATGGTCGGGTCCTGATTCGTGGTGAGGACCACCTGTACGCCATCGAAGGTGTACTTCGGATCCTCCGGGTAGAACATCAGGGTACTGGCGGGGAGGAGCACATGCCCGTTTACGTCCGGGGTTGCGTCCCACTCGAACATTGTGTTAAACCACCAACCTTCCTTCAGGACGTTCTGGCGGGATTCCTCAAGGGCCGGCAGCACCACCGCTAGGGTGGGGTAGGGCTCGTCGAGGGAGGGTACGTCGATCTCACCGAGCTTTCGCAGCACAGTGTTTACAGCAGTGAGTAACAGCATGGTTTCTCCTAAAGTGCGCAAAAACCCCGCACTGAGCGAGGCTCGGCACGGGGTGGGTGAACTTTGGAGAAACCCCGCCGAAGCGGGGCTACCCTTACAGGCCGGTGATTTCCAGCGCAGCGGCGGTGTCTGGACGACGGGCACCGATGTTGTACATCTGGAAGGTGTCGAGGACCCACGAGAACTTCTCTTCCCACTCCCAGAACTTGGCAGTGACAGGCTGAACCTGTGCAGTCACCAGAGTCTTGGACGGGATGAAGACCAGCAGTTGGCGCAGTGCCTCCTGAGCCGAGACGTTGAACGCCGAGCCCAGTGGGTGAGCGGCGATGGCCGAGCGCGGGAAGCGCGGGGTTTCCATCACACGGACGCCGTTCATGATCGCGATGCGAGCACGGGCGAAGTCGTTGCCTGCGCCTGGAGGGCCGGACTGGAACTCGACGTTCATCAGCTTGTTGTGTTGCAGCAACAGGGTGAACACCTGCGCCGACACTGGGGTCAAGCCTTCCGAGTACAGGTCATCGCCCAGGTCGCGGTCCACGAACTTCTCGCAGATCACACGGTGTGCCACGACGATCTGCTCGGCCTTCTCGGCAGGGGTGCCTGTCAAGGTGAGGGTCGAGAGGATGCCTGGGGAGAACGAGTCTTCCAGATCGGTAGGAGCCGGCAATGCAGCAGCCTTGGCAACCGCGATCAGGCACGCTTGGTCGAACATCTTGGCCAGTGCGATGCCGTCCAGCTCAGCGACTTCCTTACGCATGGCCAGATCGCTGGTCCATTCGTCTTGTTGGTCGAACTGGTGACGGAGGTACAGCAAGGTGTCAACGGTCAGGTTCCACTTATCGTTCACCACTCGCGAGATCACCAGATCATCGCCGGACTTGCGGCCACCAACGACCACGTTACCGATACGATCCAGTCGAGCCACGTTGGTACCGCGCAGGGTACGGATGTTCATCAGTGGGGCGAACTTCGAGGAGTACGCGAACGCTTTGTCCACAATACCCAAGTGTTCTTCGAGGTGGATGGAAACGTCGGCGTCGGCGCCTGCCCAATGTGGACGGGACAGATTGGTCAAAAAGGCCATTTAAATCTCCTATACAAGTACGCCGCAGGGTATCCTGCGGCGGGTGTTGCAGCCTTAGCGGCCTTGTTTCTTCCCGGCAGCACGCTGCTGGTACAGCGCATTGTACTGCTCGTCCGAGGCGTTACGCGGGAGCGCGGCCAAGGCAACACGGTACTCATCTGCGGACATGCCCGCACCTGAGCCGGCAGCACCCAGAGGCTGGGCGGTGTTCTGCACGAAGCCACCGGTCTTCTGAGCGAAGGCGATGAGCTGTTGCGAGGCGTACAGCATCTGATCCCGATTCAGGGAATCAAACATGGCGCTGATAGCCGATTTGGTCTGAGGGTCTGCGTGCTCGTTGAACAAGGCGATTGCCTGATCCCAGCCAGCTTGGCCACCGGCCACTTGCTTGCACTCGGTGTACAGGTTCTCGCGGGCAGTGGCAGCATATACGATGCTGGACTCTGCTACCTTGATGAGCTGATCAGCTTGGGCCTGACCCACCTTCTCGACCAAGTACGCACGGTCGATGAAGCGGGCATCCAGCTCGTCAGCCGCTTGGCCAAACGCACGGGACACATCCAGATTCGCTGTGGTACACGCAGCTTCCAAGTACGAGATGGCCGGGGCAATCATTGGATCGGAGCCGAGGGCACCCGCCAGATCCGCGACCGGGCCTTGTGGGCCGGTTGCAGTAGGTGGCGCAGGGACAACCGGCGGTACCGGAAGCACTGGTGGCGCTGGAGCTGGTTCCGGGGTAGCCGTAGGGGCTGCTGGCGGTTGCAGCGTAGTCAACATAGGATTGACTTGCGGCGCAGGGCCCGGCGGCACCTGGCCAGCAGGTACGCTATTCGGTGGCGGCTGGTATGGGTTGAACTGCGGCGCAGGGGCCGGTGTGGGGTTCGGCATGTTTACCACATGCGTACCCGCCGGGGTGCCCGGTACCTGCGGGGTTGCCGCCGGTGCCACATTCATACCTGCGGGCAGTTGCTGATCGTTACCTGACATTATAGCGCTCCGATAGTTGAGGATACTTGGCCGGCTTGGCTGACCAACTGTTGCTGCGCGGCCTGCGTCTGCTGGGCCTGCTGCTCAAGTTGCTTGGCTTCTGCCTGCATCTCCTCGGGGGTTTGGAACAACTCAGACGAGTCCACGCTGTACGCGGCCAGAACCATGTCCACCATACGCGGCACGGAGAATCGGCGATCCACCTGCTTGAGGCCAGGGATTAGGCCGACGATCACTTGACCGGCGTTGATGAGGTTCTGGACCGCCATGCTGCGGGCCAAGGCGGGGATGCCTGTCTGGATCGTGGGTTTGTGTGCTTTGCTGATGAGGCCGCTCAGAAGATCGACCGACACTTCGCTCAGGCAGACATACGCCAGCGGACCCTGCAACCCCTCAGCTAAGAGGGAGTACACACCACCCAAGGTGGCCTCCGCTTCGCTGGCAGTCTGTCGGATCTCTTCAGCCGTAACGCGCTCTGCATCCCGAGTATTCCCGGTGTACATGAACGCCATGCTGAGGCGAGATACCACTGCTGAGATCGAGTTGTTTACTGCGTTGATCTTGTTGTAGTCGCCACGTTCGTACGAGGTTACTGCATTCACACCGCCCGGTACGTAATCTCCGGTATCGGCGTCTTGGTAGTCATCTACGACTGCGCCAGCCTGCTCGTTCACGACGTTCAGAATGTCGAGGGATTCCAGCTCGTACAGACCCAGCTTCTCGGACATCAAGGACAGCTTAGCGAAGTCGCCAGTGAAGTCCTCGATGTGGCCCCGACCGTAGTGCTCACCATCGGCGAGGTTCCACGTCGGGCAGATGTACGGGCAGAGATGCGCCGGCCACGAGCCACGAGGACCCACGGGTACGCCGTCAATCTCGTGCTCGCTCGTGCAGTACTCCATCACTGCACCCTTGTCCCTTTTGAGGTAGGTGTACAGATCGACAATGCTATCCGGGCGGAGGTTCTTGTTCGCACGTTGGAGGTCTTCGACGTACGAAGGCTCCAGATCCTGCGCCTTGAATCGCTGCTTCAGAATGATCTCTTGCCAGTCACCCATTGGGTCCCGACGCACAGCAAAGCTCTGCATACTCCAGCACACCACCGTTGCCTTCGCGCTATCGCGGTACAGCAGGGCGTTGCCTGTGATAATGAGGAGCTTCACTACTCGGGTTAACTTCGCAAGCGATGCGTTCAAGAACAGGCGCTTCGTGGCCTTCTGGTCCAACTGTGCGAGGGCAGCCGATACCGCGCTGTCGTCCACGTCCTGCCCGTCAGCCGCTGCCTTGATGGCGTCGGTAAGCTCGGATCGGAAGAATGGAACACCAGTGGGGAACAGGGACTGCACGAGCTTGGCGCCGAGGTTATTCACCAGTACAGCGCCTACAGATTGGAAGTCGTGCTCGATATCAGCGTGGTCGCCTTGCAGCGGGTCCCGCATGATATACGGCAGGGACATCTTCGCGAATTCCTCGGCCCGACGAATCGCGGCTGAATCTCGAAGTTGCTCCCACCGGGCTGCGGCGGTTAGCGGCTTCATACTCTATCTCCTCAAACGTTAATGCCGAGGGAGCTAGATGCGCTTTGAGTACCAGCGCGCTTCTTGCGCCGGTTCCCCGTGCTGGCCATATCTGCGGTGCCGCCGAGTTCAACCTGGGCGACGTTATCGGTACCCAGATTCACACCCATGTTCTGGGCGAATGTCTGGGCCTGTTCTTCTCGGGAGGCGTTCGCCAAGTCGAGGTCCTTCTGCGCCTGTTTGGCGCCGGAGTAGTCGGTGCCGAGGAATTGGTCCGAGAGGCCGTCGGCGTACTCGTTGAGTACACCAGCGCCCAGCGGGTCCCACTTCTCGGTAAACTTCTTAGCCTTGCCGATAATCTTTTTTACTTTCTTGCCCATGCTCTACCTCTCGGTACGTGATTGTGTACTGCCCCTCACCGGTGCGGTGGGAGTACGACACATTACGGATACCGGCCCAGCCAGCTTGCCGTAGCAGCTCGCGGACGAAGTGGCGACCTAAGTGCAGGCGGCGGTACGCGGGGAGCACGTACTGCCATTGCAGGCTCAAGCATGGGCCGACGTGTTGGTCATCGTCAAGAACGATGGTAGCGCCACCTACAACAGCGTTGCCGTCGTAGATCACGATCTCGGTGCGGTCGAACTCCGCGAGGCTGGAAGCGATGCGGTGTACGTCCTCACGAATATCCTTGTTCTGCCGCAGCTCCTTGAATTCGCGGATGCTGGGAAGTGCGAGTACAGCGATACGGGCGGACTGCCCAGCGTACCGGATGGTGTTCTCGACTCGAATGCTCATAGCTGCACCGTGGTCATATTGCGAACACGGGCTCGCATGGCGTGGATCAGCTTGCGCTGGCCGGCTACGTACTGGATTGTCTCCATCGTAGTGTCCGGGGTGATCTGAGGCTCGGGGAATGTCTCCTCAAGCCATCTGACCTGTTCCGGGGTGAAGTAAACAGGGTGAGCCGAACTCTTGGCTGTTCCTCCGTTAAGGGAGACATATTCGGGAGGGTTACTTTTGCGCCCTAATCTGGCCATTCTAATCTCTCTCCGTTAAGGGAGACATAATCTCCCTATATACTATTAAGGTATATCTATAGTAACTCTTATACTACTATACTCTATCTCTTATCCTTCGATCCGCTCCACCGGCTATGCCTCTCGCTTCTCTCCGTTAAGGGAGACATAACCGGAGAGGCTTGGTTTAACAGAAGAAAGCCCAGGAGGATTTCACCTTACTTAGGTCAAGAGAACCACGGACAGGTACAGGAGTATCTAACCCTAAGCCATCTCGCAACTCAGTCAACCAGCACTTGCGCTCGTACATCTCGAAGAACTCTGCCCGCAGGTGGATGTGCATGGTATCCACATCGCAAGCGTGTGTCCCAGCAGAGTCATGGATACCCGACATCTCGCACTGGGACTCCTCCATACGGATAGCTGTCCCACCTAGGTGCGCACTGTCCAGACCGTGTACGAAGTTCGGTGAGATGCCGTTGGCGGACTTCCTGATGTCTAGTACGTCTGTGGCTTCCTTAACGATAGCGAACTCGGTGGCTAGGCTACGGAGGCGCACTCGGGTGTCGTTCATCACAGGGTACTGCTGGAATACTTGCATACCCAGCGGCGTCTCCCAGTAGATCACACCGTCCTTGTCCACCTTGCGCACAAGTGACTGGAGCCACTCCATGGCCGCTACAGCAGCCGGTACCGTCTCACGGATAGCATCCAGTAGGGTACGGGTCATATGCCCTGCCAGCGCAAGCGCAGGGACTCCCTTAGGTACCGTGTGCCCGTTATCCTCAAGCCAGTCAAGGCAGTGGTCTACGATCCCACGGAACGTCGTACCGTACACCAGCGTCATGCACGGCCCCTTGGCCAGCTTGCGACCCTTCCCTGCTTCGATGTAGCTCAGCCACAGGTTAGCGTAAGCGGCGGTGTCAGCATCACCGGCCACCAGTTCAGCACGGAGCCGGGCCATGGATAGGTCCAGAACTCGCTGATAGATGTCCGCCTTGGACTTCCCTGGGTTGACGAGGTTGACGTACTGCCCGCCCACAGGATCTCGCAGGAGGGCAGAGAAGTGCTGCAATCCAGAGCAGGTGGCGTCCATGTGGATGATAAGGCCAGACTTAAACGACTCGGGTGCGCCACTGTCAATCGCAGCGAGGAGTTCGCGGATTGCCGCCAAGCAGCATAGCGGGGAGTCTGCATCTGCCAAGAACTCGGAGTCGGCTCCTTCAGCGCTAACTCGTCGAAGATCATCCAGTCGATGTTCCGTCCAAGCAGCCCGCTCGGCAAACTCACCCGTATCGGCACCGTAGGTATTAGCAATCTGTACTTTAAGCCAGAAGACACCACGTCTACCCAGTGCCTTCTTCGTGCGGAACCGGAGGCAGGCTTTAGCCATATCGGTTCCTTGGGGATTCGGGGAACCCCAATAGTAGAACCGCCCCCGGCTGTCGACATGGCAAGGGAACCAAATGCCTGTTCCGTGGTGCTTTTGCACAACTCTATACAGTGCGCCAAAGTCACGTTGAGCTGCGCGGTGCTTTGTGCTCGCTGTGTGCCATCGGTGAACTCGTCGTTTCCAAGCATTGAACCCCTCCAGCTCCCCAGGAGATGCCTGTGCCTTCTCCCAAGCTTCTTGGAAGGGGAACTCAGGCTTGTCTCGGAATGTCTTTGTAGGCACCCCGAGGGCGCCACCGCCCTCATGCCAGATCGTCTGGATCGTGGCAAACATCGCAGGGTCAATCTCGTACTGGATCGACTGCAAGTAGTTCGCAGCTTGAAACACCTTCGGCATCTTGTCCAGAGTAGCCGCCCGGAGCTGTACTTGTCGGGCCTTCCGTGTCTGGTGCTTGGATCGCCGTAGGAACAAGTGCGCCTTCCGCGTCCTCTCCGTGTGGTAGCCGCCCTCGAACACTGAAGTCCATGGGATAGGCGGGGCTAGGCACACAGACGTCCCTACGCCGCCCCAGAGGCTGATCACCTCGGACTCAATCAGGAACTTCCGGGCCTCCTCGGACGGGACCACCGACACTACCGTGCCGCCCTTGTTCGAGGAGCGCACCGTCTCCAGTAAGCCGCACTCGATCAGTGGGTCAAAGAAGAACTTCCCGAACTTCACCAGATCCGTCTGAGACAGCTCCATACGTGCGCTCTCAGGCACCACGGCGTTCACCACAGCCTGCATGGTCTTCGCGATGTGCCGTGGGCTCACGGTACCGCTGGTTCGCAGGTACTCAAGGGTGCGGTCGTAGTACGCGCTATTCAGGCTGATAGCCGTGCGCACCTCGATCTCCTTCAGGGCCTGTGAGCCGATTGCAGCCATTACAGACACAACCCCTACCCGATCACCGCGCATGACCATCATCAGCCCCGTACGCAGCGCCAGCGCCGCAGACACATCAGCCGGCAGGGCTCGCAGGATATGGCGGAGGTTCGCCGCCGGCCCTGCTGCCTTGCCGTCGATCTCTCGCTGGATCGCCTCCTGTGTCTGCTGGAACAGGCGCAGCATCAGGACCCGTGCTCGTGGCACCCTGTCCAACTGACCGCCCTCCAGCGCCTGCTGGAGACGTGTCTTCGCATTATCCACAGCCTCCCCGTGCAGGTTGTCTTCGTGTTCGATTTGGAGGGCAATCAGGTCGGTCATAGGTTCCTCAGCGTTTCTGGGTTACGCGGCCAATGTCGTCTTCGCCGAACTCTTCGGCGGCCAATACAGCAGCTTCATCTACGCTACCGGCTCGGTACTCGCGGAACTCGCTGATGCTGATGATCTCAGCCCGGAACCAGCGCTCATTCATCTTCAAGAAATTCAGGTCCATACAGACTCCCTAGGTGGGTTGTGCGATACAGGTGAAACTCAATATCACCTGAGGATTCTTTGCGGGACCGCAGGTCCACCCGGATTGCATCGAACGCCTCCGCATCACTGCGGGCAACGAAGTGGTAGTCCGGGAGTTCTGGGTCTGTGGCGGAGTTGCGCTCCGCCACTAGGATGTAGCTATTCACGGGACTTGTGCAGCTCAGCCAAGAACAAGGCGTTCGTGGCGATATGTGCCCAGTGGGATTCCCCGGACTCATCATCCACCAACTCCCCGAGATGGACCTTGCTTAGGTGCCGGTACAGCGCGGCCTCGTAGCGCTCCTTGCCATTAGGGACTTCGCGCCAGCTATGCTCAATGTAGCCCTTGCCACCCTTGTCCTTCGCACGAACAGCGAAGGACAGAACTCGTACAACGCCGGCCAGCGCGGAGGCGCAGCCCTTGGCGGACATCAGCAGGTACCAGTTTGGCTTGCCGTCGTCTTCCTTAAAGGCCTGTCCGGGCTGTATAGCCTCAACACCAGAGCAACCCGTCGGCTCGACAATCTCAGCCACCATAGTGAGGTTGGCGTTCTTGTACAGGCCGGGGCCAATGTTGTATAGACCCTCAAACCGGCAGGAGTTGCTGTGGTCCACGAAAACGCCAAGCTCGCTGAGGGTACCCACTTTACCTGCATGCTTTTTGTTGCCAGGGCATTCGACTACTTTGTACTCTCGCATGGTGTCCCCTCAGTTAGATAGCAGTGCTTTACGCACGCTGGTTGAATTGCGAGTATAGCGCCCACGGCTGAAGCCGCCGCAACCGTTGCACTTGTACAGTTCGTACTTGCCGACCTGCGTGAACGTGAAGCCGTCCTGCACCACATCGTGGCTGGCGCATTTCGGGCAGGCGATCTTGTCGGTGTCCAAGTACACGGCCATGTTCGGATGACCGACATACCATGGGCGCAACTTGATGTACAGCTCCTCCATCGACGTGACGTCGGGGATGTTGTACTCCTTCATCTCGTCCCATGCTTCCGGGTTGCCCTTCAGGCACTCGGACCACAGGAGAAAGCCTGGGAACTTGCTGTGCTTGGACTTCGACACAGTGGTCAGGCCAGCAGTCTCGCCAGTCATCCACTCCAGCTTGTTCGAGGTGAAGCGGAACTGCTGCTTCGCCATGAGCAGGGTGTCGATCACCTTGTACGGACGCGGCGGCAAGTGACCGGCCATGATGAGCCGAGCTTGGATCTTCGGCATGTCAAATGCCTTGCCGTTCTGGCCGATGATGATGTCGGCTTCGTTCAGCAGATCCCACAGCGGCTGCATCAGGCTGGAGTCATCGTGCGGGGTGTCGCGGATGTCCTTGTAAATGACCTCCGGTTCGCCCAGCCACTTGGCGCAGAAGCTCAGGATGTACCACTCGTTGTTGATCTGGTTCAAGCCGACGTTCTGTTTCCAGAGCGACCACACGTACGCCAAGATCGGCGCAGTCTCGATGTCGATTAGCAGCACACGTGGCGACTTCTTGCCAGCGGCAACCTTACCCGTGTGCAGTTTGAGGCCCTTCAACCAGAATCGGCAGAGTTGGCGGGAAACGGATACGCCACCTTCAATGCTGAGGGCCTCCGCTGTACGCTTAACGCTCTTGCCGGACAAGTCGTACGCATCGCGCACTTGCTGGTCGGTGAACTGGGAACGGATAGGGCACTTGGAGTCAGTCAATGGAACCTCTTGCTTGTGGGTTGGGGTTAACACAAATTGCTTGTCAGGCCACGTCGAACTTTTAAAACTGTAGCTTCCATCAGCATTTAGAATTGCCCGAACATGCGTACCGTCAGCAGTTTGGGCGCCTTCCGAGGTTTCGTACTGGTACACTTTACCAGTCGCGGCATCTACCCAGCGGTACTCACCTACGATACCGCCATTAGGCGTCTGGGTGTACTTGCATTCAATACGACTCATTATAGCCCCTTGGCAGCAATGACCGCCTTCTTTGCAGCAGCCGCTGAACGGCGCTTCAGGTTAGCTTTATCCTTCTGCTCCTCAGGGGTGAGGTGCGATGGGTAGATCAGATTGTGCTTGGGCCGCTTCAGGTACGCCACCAAATTCTCCAAGTACGGGATCACACCCGACTCGTAGTCCATGGTCTTCGCACCCCAGCGCCCCGCTGCGTTGGCCACCTTGCCTTCCGCCGCGTTGCACGACCGATGCAGGATGCCCCGCACAAGTCCCGTCTCGTGGCAATGGTCCATCACCGCCTCACCCTTGATCTTCAGATCGATGCCACGCTGGCAGAGTGGACAGATGCCGCCCTGCTCCTTGTGCAGCTTGAACACAAACGTACGCTGCTGGCTGCGTGGGATCTTGTACGCGACTGGGTTAGACAACACTCACCTCCTTAGACCATGCGGCCACATGTTCGCGCCGTACGCCATGGACGCTGGTGAATAGGTCTACCTGATCTACCGGGGTAGAAGTCACGTACACCACCTGATATTTAAGGCCGCTGGCAGGCCGGCGACTCGATGTGCACCTCAGCTCCATACGGCCCTCCTCGTTGAGGTCTACCTGCCACTCGAACCGCAGGTCACTCGAAACTTGCGGCATGCCGGCGCTCCTTCTCGATGGCGATCAGCTCGGCGTGGTACTCATGCAACTCAGTCAGCCAGTTGCGGAACACTGGCTTGAGGTCGGCTTCCATGAAGTACGCGAAGGCGCTGTCGTGTTGATGTCGGCGGAGCCATAGGCACTCGGCCTCCGCAAGTGGGTTCTGCTGGTTCCTGGTGTACGCTGTGAGGATCGCGTCGATGGCCTCGTTCTCATCCTCGATTGGACCAAGGAAGTTCAATGTGCCCCGCTCAGCGATAGCCTGCCCGGCCAACTTGCTCAGGCCCTTCACATTGTCAGCGGTGTCGCCCATCAGGAGCTGGGCAAGGAAGAACTTCGTCCCGTGCCCTACCACCTTGAGCTTACCCGCCGGGGTGTACTCCTCGTCGATCCAGCCGTACCGCCCGTCGATGATGTCCACCTTCCCCGTCTTCTCGTCGTACCACGGCCCGGAGGTGAGCCTGAGGTCCTTATCGGCGCTCTTGATGAGGCCCTGTGGTCCTTGGATCTCCGCATCCATGATCATCGCATCATCTGCTTCCCAGTAGTGATGCAGCTCCACCGAGAGTTCCTCGGGCAGCCCGGTGCCTGTCTCCGCCATACGGCTGATAGCGCACCGCAGGGGCTCCAGGAGCGGCGGTTTAGCCTTCCCTGAGCGGTTCCCTTGGTACGGCTTTACCGTTGGGTAGCAGTCACGGTACGCCTTTACACAGCCGCTGGCTGTGAGGTACACCTTCGTGCTCTCACTGTTGGTCAGGAACTGATCCGTGAGCACGAGCTTGATGAACCGCCGAACAGCGGTATCCAGCGTCCTCGCCGATGACGACGCCACATAGGCAGGGCCATCGGCATCTAGCAGGAGGATACGGCCCGGAGGCGCACCCTCGAACAGATCAGGACGCCCTTCCCAATACGAGCTATCTGGAAGGGCTAGCACTTACATCACCGGAACCATAGGCACCATTGGTACCTGCACCGGGACGCCGCCATCGAACGGCACATCCACCTTGGTCACGTCCACTGTAGCCGCCTGTACCGGAACCACAGGCACCTCAGCTACGACAGTGCTAGGGGTTACGACCGGCACATTCGGGACGGATTGCGCAGTCACATCAGGCACCGCAGGCAAGCTGCCGACCGCGGCCGAGCCACCGAGCATGATGTGCAGGGCCGAGCCTTCGAAGTTCACCGCCTTCTTGATGTCGTCGCGGATGAAGTCCTTGGACTCGCCCTTGTCGTTCGTGCCTTCGATAGCCAGCGATGCCCAAGTCTCAGGGGTCGGCTTGTCGAAGAAGAAGTACCGGATCAACTCAGCCGGCGCCTCCGGGATGGCGTACGGGGTGCCCTGCACCGGATCGAACGGCTTCAACAGGTTCGCCCAGTTGATGTCGTTGCGGAACTTACCAGCGTTCACACCCTTGGTAATCTTCACGCGCTTGATCGGCAGCAGGAAGCCTTGGCCGAGGAATTGACCGAACGACTTCACACCAGCACGCTTGGCGTAGTTCATCTTGTCAAACGCCAGCTTGGTCTTGGCCTTCTCGTTGTTCCCGAGGTACATGTCGAAGGTACGGATCAAGCCCGGCTGCTTGTTGCCTTCCTTGTCGATGTAGTGGAACAGGTCGTCTGGGCGCTGATCCTGTGGTATCGGCTGACCAGCCTCGTCGGCTGCCTGCGGATTCGAGTCGCCCCAGATAGCGAAGCCCATGCGGAACTTCATTGCCGGCGGCTTCGGCTTACCGTCGTACTCTGCGATGTGCTCGCCGTACTCGACGTACTCGACAAAGCGGGCGAATGCGAAGCCTTCAGGGTACACACGGCGCTCGCCGCCACCGCCTTGGGACACCTCACTCATGTCCACCGTGGTGGTTTCTGCCGCCGCGTTAGCGAGGGCAAGGGCGGCGGCGAGCGGATTCAATTGTGCTTCAGACATGTGGATCTCCTACAGATTTAAGAAAGGTACTGCGAGTACAGGCTTACGGAGTTACGGGTGCATCCATCTCCACTACGAGGAACCAGTCCTCGGATGCGGGGTCCTGCTCCCACGTTCCTGCGCATACGCTATTGCCGTCAGCGTCCTCCACCTCAATCAATCGAGGGCCCTGCGGGCCGGGTGCGGAGTCGAAGCGGAAGTGCAGTTTCATAGTGCCTCCTAGTGCAGGTGCGTCTTGTTGAACATGTTGGACCCGGACTCAGCTACTGCCGGGAACGGGATGTGGCCGATGCTGTACCCGAGCTGCTCGCTCATGTACCTCGGTGCATCTTCGAGGATTGCCTTTATGCCGAGGTTCACCTCCCGCTGTGTGTCATTGTGGCAGTCGGTGTACACGGCGTCGTGTACGTTGTTGATCAGGAACTCCGTCACCATGAAGCCGGGACGGGCAATCATCCAGCGAGCCACCCGACCGATGCTCAGGGTCATCATGTACCCTGCCTCACCCTGGTTCCAATAGTTCGCAATCTGCGTATCCTTGTAGTCCATGACAGACTGCCGGGTTGCACGATCCCACTTCTGGAACTGGCGGAAGCTATAGCACGTACCACCTGGGGCTTGGTAGTAACCACGGCGGTACACGGTCCAGCCGAACTCCGTCTGCTCGCGGCACAAGCCTTCCATGGTGTCGCCAGTCTTCTGCACCATGTCGCGGATGACTTGACGGAACGCAATGGACTGCGGGAACAGCGCCTCCTCGTTATCGAGGAATGCCTGCGCCTCTTCTACGGTGCAGCCGGTGTTGAACGCAATGCCCATGGCCTGCGCACCGTACTGTGCCGAGAACGCCTTAGGCTTGATCTCAGACCGCGCCTTCATCACACGGCCATGCCACTCATGCGACTCGTCCTTCTTGATCTTCACGAGCGTGTCGAAGTCGAAGCCGTTCCAGTTGTTCGCCTTACCAGCAAGGCGGTACAAGTGCATGTCCACGTTATCCAGCAGCAGACGTAGCAGACCCATGTCGCCCGAGAGCGCGGCGTTCCACACAACTTCCAGCGCCGTGTAGTCGATCTCCCCGATGCTGCCATCCGGGCCGAAGCGAGACACGAACATCTCCTTCACCCGGCTGCCTGCGTCGGCGTTATCCTCGTCCTTCTTCGGCAGTTGCTGGAGGTTCGGGTTCGAGGAGGACAGGCGAGTCGTGGCAGTGGCACACTGGTTCAGGCTGTGGTGGATGATACCATCCTCATCCACGTACTGAAGCATGCCCTTCGACTTCTTGATGTTCCCGTCTTTGTCGTACTCGTGCGTGATATAGAATGAGCCGTTGTCCTTCTCAAGGGTCGCGGCACGCTGCAACATCTTGGCCTGCTCAAAGCCGAACGTCTCCAACGCCTTCAGCGACTCACCGCTGGTGCTGTACACGGGAGTACCGTCAGGTAGGGCGCGAGCCTGTTGGAACTCAGCACGCTTGCCAGTGTACTTGTCGCGCAGTACGTCGGGCATGGCATCGAAGCGGATGATGCCGGGGAAACGGAAGCGACCATCCTCATCCCACTTCATCTTCTCGATGTTGGTATCCTCGCGGAACACCTTCACCTGCCCTTTGTTCTTACCGGACTTGTACGTCTCGACACCACCACGTTCCACGGCGAGCTGCATGACATTCGTAGTCGCTGATTCGTCAGCTTCCCAGCCCTCGCCGGCTACAATCTGCGTACCGTCTTTGAACTTGATGAAGTCTGCCTTCTCGTACTGGATCGGATCATACGGCACACGCTTACGGTACCGCACCTCACCACCGAACAGCAGGGCCGACATGTGGTAGTCGCTACCCCAGTTGAACTCCATCGTCTCAGGCAACTCAGGCACCAGCTTGTCCAGCTCTACACGGATACCGGCCAGCTCCTCCAGTTGCTTCGCGTGGTTCTTGTGGGCCACTTCGAGGTCAACCTTCAGGCCGGACACTTCGCAGATACTGAAGGCCAGCATACCTTCGCAGCGCTCAAGAAACATGCGCCACATGCCGGCAGCCATGAGCTTCTGCATCTGGCTGTAGAACACGAGCGCAGTGTTCTCGATGTCACCGCACGGCCCCATGAGGTACTCGTGCAGCAGTGCCGGATCCATCTCGCTGGTCAGTACGCCTTGATCCCAGAGCGCCTTGATGCCGTCCACCTTGTGGGTGCCGCCGTGCTTCGGGGCTACCTCATCCAATGCAGGATAAGTCCACGTCTGGTGGCTCAGCAGGTACTCGGCTAGCTGGGTGCAGACTACACGCCCGCCGCGTCGGAGGAACTTCACGAACTCCTCGTGATGCCGGGTGAAGAACCACGACATTTCGAACATGGCGTTGTGGCACACCAGCATATCCACGCCGGTCAGGTCGAACCACGGGTTAGCGGGGTCCTCTGCCTGTGCACGGGATGTGAAGTGCCGGTACTCTTTCGGCCCTACCGCACCGTCAGTATCGTCACGCCAGCCCGGCATGACGATGTAGTTCTTTGGACAGTACGGTGAACCCTTGCGACCGAGGTGAGTGTGCGACTCAGTTTCAAGGTCTAGGATTCGAATCTTCATGCGCTACCTCCCCAGGTGTATCGGTTAGCACTAGCGTGGTTCTCCGCCGCCTCAAGCAGCGCATACGTGAACCCCTTAGGGATGTCCCGCATTAGGTACTCAACGTACCCCTCGTGCCGATCCATAGCCCACGTATCCACGGAGACGTTCCACCCGAGGCGCCCTAGCTTGGGGTGGGTGTACCGGACCATGATGCAGTCCCGCATATTGTACTTGTCGGGCACTACCTCCAACTCGACGCCGGGGAACATCAAGTCCAACGTCTTGTAGGAGCGGCTGATCGCCGCCTCCAGTGCATACCGATTCGATTGACTGCTCATTCCGACTGCTCCGCAACCAAGGCCGCACGCTCCAGCCACTCAGCGAACTCACGGGCCGTCTCTGCTGTGATGGCGATGTCATTCTGCTCGCCGGCCACATAGGCCCCGATGTAGATGGTGCCAGCCACCAGGTCGCATTCAAGGCTATCGCTAGGCACTTGGCTGCAACGTCGGCTCAGGGTTTCGATGCTCATACCTTGACTCCCGGATCAGTGTCCAAGTCGCGGAAGCGCTTGAACGATGGGTGGCGGAGGGCACCAGCGGCGGTGTACTCCATTGCAGTGGCCTCGGCTTGGCGCCCGATGTAGGCGGTTGGGTCCAACTCCAAGGCGAAGGTGAACTCATCCATCTGCGCCACAGTCAGGCCCGTGGCGCGGATAGTCACACCGTTCTCCAGTTTGATCTGGAAGCCCACGATCTTACCCGCATTGGCCTTGTCAGGTTCGCCCCAGACGTAGCCAGTGATGACACCATCCACATTGATCTTTGGCTTGCGCTTCCAGATACCGGACACTTTGCCATTGCGGTACGGGAGGTCGCTGTCCTTAACCATGCCGCCCTCATAGCCGAAGAGTCGCAGGTCCTCGTACAGGGCCTCGATGTCTTCGAGGCTACGCACCTCGGCCAGCGACTCCAGTGAGATCTGATGCCCGTGCTTGATGATGGCGTTCGCAAAGCTACGGCGTCGGTGCAGGGTGTCGCCGGTACTGCTCAGACCTTGCAACTCCTCCACGGTAGGTGCATCGAACACCATGATGCGGAGGTTGGCCAGCTCGTCGCCGTCGATGTCGCGGTGCTCACTCAAGCGACCGTTGGCCTTCTCCATCGGCAATCCGTCGATCCACAGCTCACAGTCGAGCGCACGGCTCCCGTAGAGCATGGCATTGAGGTCCAGTTGGCGCCCGATATGGATCAAGGCATGCGCACCCAGCGCGGGGAACTTCTTGCCGGCGCGGCTCAGCGCGATGATCTCACCGCAGCTTCCGGCGATCAGATGCAGACGCACACCGTCAACCTTTGGACCCATCCACAGCGAGCCTTGCTCAAGGCGCTTGGCGACTGCCTTTTCATTCCAATCCACACCGCGCCAGGGTTTAACTACTAGCTCAACATCGCGCTTACTCATGCCACGTACTCCCAGTCAATGTAGCGTGCGTATTCCCGCATCCGATCTACGCGCTCCTGTGTCAAGTCCACATACGGATTGCGAGTACAGACGCCCCAGCCATCACGATGCCCAACCCGCAGGCGAAAGTCGCTATCGTAGGTGGCGTAGAATTCGTTCAGGCTGTGGTCAAAACGCTGGAGTGCCCCTGTGATACTGTTCGAGTTGTACAGGATCAGGTCGATGGCCTGACCTTCCCAAGTCACCTTGACCACGGAGAGGATGTCCGTATCGTTGCCATTGTAGTCTGCGTCGAATACCTCGTAAGAGAATTCGCCGGGGATGCGCTCGAACCACATAGTCACAGCCGCGAGGAACTGTACTGGATTCAGGCCGTAGAACACGAAGTCCATATCCTTCGGCGCCTTACCGAAGTACAGATCCCGCAGGTACCCACCGGCAAGGGCTACCCCACCCTGGGCGGGTACGTTAGCGTCAAGCTGGAGCAGGAGGCTGCTGAATTTGCCCAGCTCCTCCGGCTTGTTCTTCTGGAACCACTCAGTGAGATCACGCATGAGCCACCTCTCCGTCTACGAATTGACATTGTGCTGCGTTGAACCCGACGGTGGCCTCGAAGTTCGAGGACATGCCGGGCATTTGGTATTTGTTCTTCGGCGTGCTGATGCCGCGCAGGTCTTGGTAGCCTGCGCCAGTCATCGCGCCGAGGTGGATCTGTACATCGACCGCGCCTTGAATTGCCGTCTTCGAGTCCTTCAGCGCCTCTTGCGGAGGATGCAGATTGTTACGCCCCTCCACGCTGATCTGACAGGTACCCACGCTGATGAAGTCGTGGCGGCAGGCCATCTCACGGATCTCCTGCCACTTCTCTTCGAGGATGTCGGTCTTGTTCCCGCCTTGACCTGAGCCCTTGAACTTGATGTTCGCAGGCATGTCCCAGATCACCATGCACGGCTTCATCTGCTCGATGATCTGCTCGGCCTGCGCCAAGCTACCGCCATGGAAGTCCTTGATACGGATGCGGTCAGCCCGGCCACCAATGGCCTTTGTGTACGCATCATGCAGGGTACCGGCGTTACCCATCTTGTGCAGGGTATCGAGGTCTACCTTTAACACGGCCTGATACAGGCGCGGGATGATACGGCGACCCTTGCCCTCGTTGTTCAGCCACAGGATCGGACGGTCCTCACGGAAGTACGTGGGGATCTGCGGTGCAGCTTCAGCGGCAATGCAGGCTAACAGGCTCGTCTTACCTGCGTCAGGCGGCGCGGCTACCAAGATGGATGCACCCCCAAGCAGGCCCTTCACGTACAGCTTCAGCGCAGTCGTGGGCAGCTTGATACCGTGGTCCCCTGCCTCGTCGTCGAGGATCGTCATCACGTCTTCAGTGATGTAATCCGTCGGGGCCGAGACACCCTGCTCTCGCAGGGACTGCTGCGCCAGCCTTGCCACCTCATACGCAAGGCCATCACCTACCTCCTCGTTGTTCTGGTACGCGCTCACCAACTGCGCCACCTTACCCGAGAAGTCCAGCTCGATCAGTTGATTCACCACGCCGTCAATCAGCGCTTGATTGTACGGTGCCTCCAGCTTGCCGATGATGTGCATCACCATCGCCATCGTGTTCGCATCATACCCGGAGCGCAGCTTAATCAGGGAGATCAGGCCCTGTACATCCACGGCAGTCTCGTCGGGGAACGCGTTGAAGTACTGCTGGTACCAGTTCAGCACCATGACAGCTTCGCCACCTAACATCTCAGTCGGGACGGCACCGCGCAGCATCTTGTACTTCTGCTTGTCGCGCAGAGCGTGCAGTGTTAACAGCTCCATGAATCAAGTCCCTCAGTTGTTGCTGGTGAAGGTCCTTAGGATCGCAGCCTTCAGGTGTCGCAATATCTACGCACTCAAAGCCCAACCCTCGGACCCGGTGAGCGACCCTAACCGCCCCGTCGCGTCCGGCCTTATCGCCGTCCATGAACGTGACCACTAGAGTCGGTTGTTGCTTCACGAGCTGTGCTCCTAGTGCATCTGGCATTGCAGTGCCGCACAGTCCTACAGCCGTGAATTCAGGGGTCGCCCATCGCACCTTCAAGGCACTCAGGTAATCCTCTGTTACAACCCAAACATCCTTCCAATCATCGGCGGGATGTTTGTGGTATGCCGGCGAGGGATAGCCATAACCAGTCCATTTCGGGCTCTGGCCAGCCGCTGCACGTCCTATCCATCCAAGCGCTGTGCCGAATAGCAACCTCTGTTGCCGTTTGCTGTACCAGATCACTTGGTCTGGACACATTACTTGCGCGTCGATTCCTTTGTCGAGTAGCAAGGCACGCAAGGCAGGTGCCTGTTCGACATCCTGCCAGTTCACAGCATCGTCGGGCCACGGCATGAACCTGTGCTGGTCGGGCACGGAGACTAGGCGCACATGCGTCTTCATCTCCACACCGCCCTTCCGGCAGCTCTGGCAGTACGCCACGTACCGATCCTGCTTGTTCGACACCACCATGTTCGTGGCGTTCGTGCTGCGCACCCGGCCTGGGCACTGGTGGCGCAGACGCTGGGTCTGGCCGATTGGAAGACGCTTGGCATATTGCAGCCAATCCTTCAGGGGTAAACCCGCCATAATGCAACCCCATCATAAGGCAGTGGTAGAGGTGGATCATCATACCCTGTCGGCTCGCTGTCGGTCTTCCAGCTTCGCGTCACAGTGTGCCCGGTCAGATTCACTACACTCGCAGTGACTGCTGCGGCAACTGGCGCGCAGTTCCATACGCACACAGTCCGGGCCACCCTCGACCCAATTAGGCTCGCGGCTGACAACCTCGAATCCGAACTGCGAGTACAGACCTACGAGGTACCCATCGAAGCAGGTGAGTTTATACGCACCCTGTTTGATGGCGTCGACAATCAACTTTCGGCCAAGGCCCGAACGATCCGACCACAACGCCTTCAGTTCCCCGTTAAGCACGATATAGCCGCCGAGAGTCACATCGTACTCCACAGCCACCCGTACCCGGCAGCGAGACTGCCAGAACAGGCGCTTCACGAAGTCACGACTGCCCAGAGGATCCGCCGCCTGGATGTACTTCCAGTACGCCTGAGCTACAGTACAGATCAGCTCGGCTTGAGTGTCAAGTGAAGCGCGGTGCTTGTGGAAGCGACGTGCTGCACCGTAGACTCTCGCGAAGTAGTTTGGGTCTTCACCGGGCTGGTTGAAGAAGTGACGGTTGATGATTTGCATTTGTTCATACCAATTGAGGCCCGTAGATCAGGCTGATGGTGACGAGGAATGTTGCGAGGCACGGCCAGAACACGCTGCGGGAGGCGCCCTGCTTGGCGAGGCTCTCGATCCGGTCCAGTTGGCGGGAACGTGGGACGTACTCACCAGTCTGGGCGGATGGGTGCACGTTGTTGCTGGGGCACTGGCAGGGAGTGCCGCGAATAGCCCGTACAGTACGCTCAAGCGCAGCCACCTCGGCATGTAGCACGGAGATCTGGGCATCCTTCTCAGCCAGTTGCTCAGCACCTACGCAGACGTTCGCTGTATGCTGCTCAGTGGGTGCAGCGATGCGCCCCATCTCCACCTGCCATGCGCGGTAGCACTGATAGCAGTACCAGTGGCCCTGCTTGGCCCACGAGGTGCAGCCCCGAGTTTTGCACTGGCCCATCACAGCACCCCATTCAAGTGGTAGCACGCACCGATTGCGAGTACAGCCACCGCTGCGATAGCGGCAACGCGGGACCAGTGACGGCTGCTAGTGAGTTCCACGATCTGCTTGGTCAAGTCCGCACAGGTCTTACCGAGCTGACCCACCAGTTGCTTCTGCCCCTCGAAGCGAAACTCCTGGAACTCGATGTCGTCGCACAGGGTCTTGTTCGTGCTCACTGCTTCCGCGAGGGCAGCTTTAGCCTCGGCCAGCAAGGTGGCTTGCGAGATCACACCATCGGCACCGGACATGCTGGCGGTAATGAATGCGGTCTGCTGATCGTGGCAGTAACCCAGTTCACCTAGTGCCTGCGCTAACGCGGCTTTATCGGAGGTGAGTTGCGCAACGGTGGTTTGCAGCGCTACTACGTGCATACGGTTATTCTTGGACATGGTGATTCTCCTAGCAGGTTGGGTTGTATTCTTTGAAGATGTCCCCAGTAGCGCCGGGGCGAATGCTCCGGGACTTCCGGTACGATTTGCGGCGTTCACGATCACGTTCCTCACGTTCGAGGATGTAACCCCGCACCTCACTGGAGGTGCCGCTAGTGATGCTCAGCTTACTCCCGACGGCCACATAGCCACCGTTGAAGGTGCGGACGATTGACATGATGTAGCTCCAGTTCGTTTAGCGGGTGGCCCTCTTGGAAGGCCACCGACTAACTCCTCTGACCGGCGTGCATATAGGCGGGCCGGTTGCTTGCCTGCGGGCTCACGTTCGCATTTGATTCTCCTGCGTTATGGATAGTCACCTGCAAAGCACCCGGCGAATACGCTAGGTGCTTTACAAACGCTATCGCTTACTGAGCATCGAACTCCGGAGTTACGGCTGGAGCCTCGACAGGCTCCTCGCTTACCTGCACCTCGACCGCCTCATCACGCACGGCCTTGATGTCGGACGGCTTGACTTCGATCAGGCGTGCCTTCTCGCCGACGAACTGGATAAGCACTTGGTACTTGCCATCTTCCAGACGGGCCAGCACCTTGCCGGACAGTACCTGCGCAGTGTCGCCCTTGCCTTCGTTGAACACGATGTCGGTACCAGTACCCACCGACTCCAGCTTCACGCTGTGCTGGTACGCTGCGAGCGCATCGTTGTACACCACGGTAGCCTTGTTGGCGGCGGCGAAGTAGAACTCAGCGTTCTGCTTGAAGTCAGCCGAGGTAACTGGCTTACGAACGAGGGTCAGGGCTGCGGTTTGTGCTTCGGACATGGTGTATCTCCTGTGTAATAGTTGTTGGGCGGAAGGTTGCCCGACATGCACACTGCCTCGCGCCGGGATCAGCCGGGGCTGCGGCCTTATCAGGGACAGTGTGCATGACGAACTCACTTATCTAGTGCGAGTACAGGCTAGTCGAAGGTGCTGGAGGCGGTGTAGCCGCCCTTGCCGTTCTTAACCACAGTGCCGTCGGCGTACTCCCATACCACGTCACCTGTGTGTAGGAAGTTGCGGATTGTAGCGGCACCCATGGCCGGCGTGTAGTCCATGCCATGGGATTCGTGGTAGTCGAAAGGCATAAACAGGTAGCGGGCCTCACTATCAGATAGGCCGAGGTACTCCTGTGCCACAGTACCGGGGCCGGAGTTGGCGGAGAAGAAACCGCCGAAGTCTGCGAATGGGATACGCTGGAACTGACACACTGCACCGGCGATACAGCACACCGTGCCGCAGTTATTGCCGAGATCAACGCCATGGCCGTACTCACCCGTAGCCACAGCGAAGCTCATATTAAAGCCATGAGTCTCCACGCCGTTATCGTCACGATGCGGCGCACCAGCTTCGAGCCAGCGTGCTACCCGTTCCAGTGCCTTGCGTTTCTTGCCAGTAGGGATTGCCATGTTATTCACCTGTGTTCAGGGTTGCGTTAGGGAGGTGCTTGAAGCCGTACTGCCGTGTAATCGACGGTACCACTCGGCAGCCTGTCTCCATGTTCAGGAGGAAATCCACCTTAGGCTTACCGTTGTGCCCAGGGTTCGTACAGGCCATGTACACCAGCAGTCGGGAGCTGGGCATTAAGTCTCGATACACTTGCCCGACCACTAGTGAATCGAAGGGTATACCCTCCGACTTCGATTTGTGGATCAAATTCATTTCCGGCGCACCTCGTGCACAGACCACAGTTTAGACGTCTCAGCGTACACCTTCTTGGCGCGCTTGAGTGCCTTCCCCTTGCTGTTGAACAGGATGGCTGGGTTATCTTCCCCGAGCGGCCACGTGTTCCCGTCAAGGTTCACGAGCACATACTTCTTGAGCGGCTTATTCAGCATCTTGCGCCTCCAGCGTGCGGATCAGGAAGTTCAGCAGGCGGATACGAGTTCCGCCGTATTTGCCCGACCACATCTGGCCGAATGGTGCCGCATGCTGGTCGTACCAGTACTCCGCCGTAGCTGCCGGAGAGATCCCGATGGATTTAGGCGCGGGGACTGGATAGCCCGGTGAGCCAGAATACTCCGGCCAGTGCAGCATCCAGTACTTCAGCTCGGTGATACCCCGGTAGCTCAGCCAGCCCTGATCCCGAGCTACCGTCATCTGGTGGCATATACCCCGGCCTGTGTGCATGGTCTGGTCGAACGGAGTCTCCCGACGCTTTAGCGTCCACAGGAAGCGAAGCGCTTGACTACGTTCTACGCTATTCAAAGCCACTGGCAAGCTCATGCTTGTAACTCCCGCTTGGATGAAGTGCGAGTACAGCGCCGCACGATGGTCAGGGCCTGCGCCTCGGCATGTTCAGTCACACCGTTGCTCAGGGTCACTTCATAGTACGTGAGGCTACCGTCGCGTATAACCTCCGTGACTTCGCCATGCTTGCCGATGTTGCGGCGATCCGCCTGCATCCAGCACACAGCCGCACGCACCAGACGCACCGTGTCGCCTTTACTTACCTTGGACATACAATGTAGCTCCGTTGTACTCGATCACTTGATCCAGCGGCTGAGGTTTAGAGCTGTACTGGTAGGACGGCTCGCCTGTAGTGTACTGCTGGAGCGTACCTGAGTCAGGCCCGCCTTGCAGGTGCCACACCGGTACGCGCTCTTGGATGCAGCGCACCTCGATAATCTCAGCCACTCGTTGCAGCTCTTGCACGATGAACACGCACGGGAACCAGCCACGCGTTGGCGTGTAGCTGCGACCAATGCGGGTGCTATTCAGGTCGATGCTGTGCTTACGGCACAGGCCGACGGCGAGGGTTACGATGTCCTCGCCTGTAGTGCTGGCGATGCAGGTTGCAATCTTGGTTGTCATAGCGATTCTCGCTTGGTTAGTCCAGCAATGCGCACCAACTAGATGCGCATTACTTGCTCAACCTCGACGGCTTGCGTACTGGTCACGCTTCTTCATAGCCTGCTTGGCTAGCTTCAGTTCACTGCATTCAACCCACTGGTCTAACAGCAAGCCGCTATAGCTACCATGCAGTGCGATGACGCGCCCTTCCACTCCCCGTACCTCCACCACCTGCCCCTGCCGGAAGCCCGCACAGCACTGACCTTTAGTGCTGCGAGCTGGCGCACGCACCAGATCCCCGGCCTTAAGTTGCTCACGCTTTGCCACGATGCGTCTCCAGTGTTGGTTGTTTCGTTGTACGGAACGCACGGTACATACCCTGCGCCATGAATAGCAATGCGATCACACGGCACCTCCTGTAGCGCTCAGGCTGAGCACGGCGGCAAGACACCCAACCACAAGGGCGCCGTAACCAATCACCTCAGCGGCACCGTACAGCGCCGCACGCAGGGCCGGGAACCTCACTTACCAAGCTTCACGGTGCGGTACACCTCGGTTGGGTGCAGTCTACGCAGGTCCGCAATCACCTCTGCTGCCTGCGCCTTAGTACCGGGGCCGTAGTACCTCTGTGTCCCGTCTGTGCGGACATCGCGCCACTCCTTGCGGATGTCGCCGTCGGACTCCTTGACCTCTGACACCAGACGCTGTACTTGCCAACGATTACTCACAGGACCGCCTCCAACTGTTGGATCATGTACAGCATCAGGGACCGACGCTGGATCAGTTGCTCGCCATCCCACAGTGGCTCATAGCGCTTCCTGTAGATGGGGTAGCAAGAGCGCTGCACATCCTCGGCAGAATACACTTCACCAGTGCGGCCCGGCCAATCCACCGCCATACGGGATACCAGCTCGTACGAGTCCACGTCTCGCTCGTCCTGGCGGTACTCCAGCACGGCGCCGAGGTTCCAGCAGATGCCGCACCCAGGGTCCGTAGGTCCATCAGCCAGCAGGATGCGCAGGCCAGCCAGTGCGGTCTGCGCTTGTTCGTAAGTGAGTTTCATACTAATTGTCCTGTGAGATGCAGCCGTCAGGCCGCGATAGCCATGGGTTAATGAGGTGTTGGCCGCGAGCCATGTAGCGGCGAAGGGACATGCGCCCTGTCCAGCCATACGCCCGGTAACTCTGACTGTACGAGAGATACCGGGCCAGCGCCAGCTTAGGACTCAAGCCGCGCCTATCAGCTTCTGGGCGGCTTCGTACAGGTCACGACCGGCGAAGGTCTTGAGCGGATCGTTAGCGGACTTGTCGGCCTTCTTGAGCAGGGCCAGCAACTGCGCCTTGAAGTCGAACGCCATGTCCACCGGCTTCTCAGGCAGGCATTCAAACCACGGCTCAGCTTCAGCGGCAACGAGGTCGGTCTTCTTTGCCTTGTCGTATAAGAACGGCTTGGCCTTGCGCTTCTTCTGGTCCTCGTCCATGTTGATGCTGATCTTGCCGTACTTGCTGGCATGCTCAGCCAGGGCATTGCGGCGGGAGCCCTTCGGTAGTGCGTTGAACAGCGCTTCGAACAGCGTGATGTCGCCGTGAAGTTCCGCATGGTTCAGCACGGAGATCTGGACCATCTGTACAGCTTGGTCGAACTCTTCGCCACGTACTTTGATCACGGCAACAGCGCGCTCAATGTCAGCCTTGCCGGTGAAAGCGATCTTCACGACCGGAGCGATTACAGCAGGGAGATTCAGGGTATTCATTAGTAGCCTCGTTTAGCTTTGTTCAGGGATTTAACAGCGTCTACATCGCACTTGCCAACCGCACGGCGTCCGCCAGTCTTAGGCTTGTGTTTCGAGTCTTCCTGCCAGGCATCGACAGGACCAGCCGGATCAGTCGCCAGTTCCCAATCATTCAGGGCACGGCGGCGCTTGCCAGCTTGTACATTCCCAGCTCGCCACATATCGGTCAGCTTGATGCGCATGTCCATGTCGTTCCGAGCTGCTGTATGCAGTTGGTTCGCATCGACAGCACGGTCGCTGATCTTGATGGGAGAGCTTGCGCTGTGACGAATCACAGCTTCGATATTCACTGCCACACCCTTCGACTCAAGGCGTCTAACCTTGCTGCGAAACTTGCGGAGTTGCTTACGTTCGAGTGCATTCATATCCATGTCCTCGGTGGTTTCTTGAGTGACCTAGTGGCTGGACTTGCACCAACCTACCTAAGCGCTTAAGCCGTGTACTTCCGCCTAAGTCACTCAAGGAATCACCGAAGTGTATTCCTGCTAGCATCTGTCCGCCTAGCCACGTTGCCGGTCCAAACCGGTCATTGCCCATGTCGTAAGGGTACTCACGCCGTTCTATCGCTGTCCGGGCTAACGTCCAATGAGGGATGCCGGCGGTGCGGAGACTATTCATGTTCTCAATGACTGGCGGAGACGACCTTCCCAGCGTATCGGTTATCCGTTGTCCCGTTCGATGCTAGTAACCTGCGCTACCGTCCCGAGGGAAGCTTTGCTGGACTTACACTAGACTCACTCTACTAAGCGTAGGTGGACCATTCCTTGTACGACTAAAGAGCGATGTTTCTGTGTTGCTTGGCGGCCATCTTATCGGCTGCCTGTGTTGCTGTCAAGCGGCGTAGTGTCTCACTCCCTACGCTGATAGCGTGTGCTATCTAGTGCGGAGCCTCTTGAGCTATTCCGCTACCGTGAACCCTACTCGTGACATCCGCTCAGGTTCCTGTGTTGCGTACTCTACAGCGTGACTCTGTGTCTGTCAACACCGTGGTTGGAAGTCGCTAAGCTGGCGAACCAGACCTAACCCCGTACCACCAACGCCTTGCCCCAAGGGCTTGCTACGTTGTTGCGTTGCTTGGCTGCCACTCTACCTATCCCAGCGTACCGTGTCAACCCTCGACTCAGTGCACCGTGTGGTTTGCTGTGAAGAGGTGGCCATAGTATCGAGTAACCTACAGCGTGTCAACCCTTCCGCTTTGCATTGTACGCACGCTTATTAGCTGCGATGCGCTCCGCCATTGTAAGGACGTGCTTTGCCTTCTTAGCGGCCCACGCATCAATACGTGCGTGTGCATCCTTGGCACCCGCCTCCAGGGCCTTGGCCGTACCCTCAGGCAGCACAGCGGTACGTGTGCCGCGCAGTCCACCTAACCAAGCCACAGCCAACCTAGCGTTAGCATCGGTGGCCTTCCCAAACGTCCTACGGTGCCGCACACCATTAACACTTACCTGAGCCAACCAGCACCCATTAACGATACTCAAACCCAGGATGCCTGTACCTTTCCCGGCCTTGGGTGCCTTAGGCTTACGTGGTGCAGGAGCCTTAACCCCCAGCGAGTCACGGAACTCAATAGCCGCCTCTATAGTGGTGAATGTCTTGCGCACGCGGTTTGGATGCGTACCCACCTGCACCATGTAGTACTTACCTGCATCGTGAATGTGATGATGCTTCATACAACCTCCTAGTGTTCTCCTGTAAGGGAGACATAGAGTAAGACAGAACCACAGGCCGCGCAATACAAGGCCTTCCGGTATTGTCTCCCTTTATGAAGAGAAGCGAAGTAAAAGCGGTATGACGCCGCGCAAGGAATGGCATAGCCGGTATGACGCGCAACGAAGTGTAGCCACGGAGTGGGATGGCCTAGGCTGGACAGAGAGGCATGGTGTGAGGTACTGTGGCGGTGTTGGAAGCAAGGCTGCACAGAGACGCACGCACGATAGAGGAAAGGCCGCGCACAGACACACAGGAGCAATGACGATGCTAAGCACAATGGATAGAGCTACTCGGGCTATCGCGCAGGCTGATATGTCACTAGCGCGTACCTACGCAGCAGCAGGGCTCAGGCAGGCCCGTGACGGTGTGCTACCAGCAATGCGCAGGGATGATGCGGGTTGGTGGATTCAGCAGCACAGGAGCTACCACAGACGCTGCCAGGCGCTAGGCTGGGCATCAAGGGTTGACAGTTGGGCGCATGGCGCATAGGATGCACACTGCACTGCACAGCGTAGCACGGTAAGCCATCTCCGCTTCGTGCTTCGCACTCCGCTCCGATGCACTGAGCTAGGGTGTTGCATCCCTAGGCAGAGAGGGATACGATGGCTGCATGGAACGGAACGATAGCCAGCACGAGGAGGGTGCCATGGGGGATGCCTGGGCTGCTCGGAGTCGGGAGGTGTCACTCGTGCCTAAATAAAATTCCCAGTGCGCATAGAACGAGCACAGGAGGAGACAGGACTAGCATAAACTCAGCGGAGCACTCGACAAACTTCGACAAGTGCTCGACTTAACTTACGCGTTCAACTGGGTGTTCAGTGCATCGACCGCGGTCTTCATTGCAGTGACATAAGCCTTCTGCTCTGCGATGGTCAGGTCAGCGTACTGACGGCCCGACTGGTAGTACTGCTGGATAACCAGCTCCAGCTTGATGCCAGCGTTACGGACGTCTTTGATCTGCGCTTTAGTTGGAGTAGCCATGGTGTGTCTCCTTCGGATGGATTGGTTAGTTACGGGAGTTCTTCCCACTCAAGCGTGTACACGCCAGAGGTAGTGCCGGTTACTGCGATGCTGATGTAGTACGTGCCTGCTGCCAGCGCGCGAACGCCTTGGACAGTATTCACGATACCTACACCCGCACCACTAGATGCGCGCAGGACTTCACGCTCAGTTGCGCCAGTGATAGTGCCGCCCACGCCGACGGTTGCGTTCCCAGCGATTGGGCCGTCGAGCAGGTACTTACAGAACTTGGTGGGTACTGTGGTGAAGGTACCGCCCTCAGTACCACCTTGGAAGACAGTAGCCTTAGCCACACCGGCATCCACGTACAGACCTTGAAATGTCAGCAGGAATGGTTTGGTGCAGGTGAACTTCAGTACAGTCGCAGCAGTGAACTCGCGGTACGCTCGGAAGGTACGCTTCTCGAAGAAGCCTCGGGTCAAGTCTACGCTGAGGCTGGCGCCCTCGAACGTGGCGCCCTCCGCGTACTTGCCGGTAAGTGCATCGTATGCCATTCAGATCTCCTTACGAGGCGGACAGGACGCCGCCAGTGAGTACACCGTTCACGATGGTCGGAGTGAAGAACGTGCCGGTGCCGGTGATGGTTACGCCGGAGAACTTCAGCGCGTTCGTCAGGATGGTCTTGGTAGCAGCCAACTGCACGCTGGTCACAAGGCCACCAGCTACAACCGCCGTGCCTGGTGAGTCCAAGTTACCGGCAGAGTTCTCCACGTTGATGGTCGCGCCATTGGACACAGCAGCGGATGTGCCGGAGCCTGTACCGCCGATGGCAGCGCATGCAACAATAGCAGCGTCAGCCGCAGCTTTGATCACAGCGCGTGGGCCGGCAGATGCCTCCACAGTCAGGATAGTGTCGCCTTGTGCGTACGGTTGGGTAGCGTCGGCCAGCTTGAGTGCGGCGTTGCGTGCAGCCTTGAGTTGTGCTTGAGTAGCCATTTAATCCTCCAGGGGGAATCCATTAAGGGAGTTGCAGGTGTCTAGGGCCTCACCGTACGCTCTGACGGCGAGCGTGAGGCCCTCGTTGGTGTACGGCTCTATCTCAGGGTGTCGGCACAGGACGGGCTGTACAGCGGACTCTGGGTGCGTTGCACAGGCTGCCAGCAACAGCAGTGGGCACAGGAGTACTAGACCACGTAGGGGACGACTTGAGCGCCTCGCGTAGTGAACGGCGTGTTGTGGCATTCTGGGACTCCAGTGTCTGCACAGTCTGTTGGATACGCGCTGTGCGGGCCTGCTCGGCCTTCAGGGACTGCGCGAGCGTGGTGTTCTCACCCTTGACTACCTGAAGCGCAGAGTACGCCTGTACGTAGCCGTAGGAGCTTACTCCGGCAAGAGTGGCGAGAACGAGTACAGCGATGATGGTGTAACGCATAGCTTGACCTCCGCAGCCCGTCGGTTCATGAGTCCATTGGACACGACCTTACGGCCTTTGATAGTGACCTTGTTGAACAGGGCCATGGCCTTGCAGCCTTCCAGCGTGCGGCCTTGGTTGAACAGGCGGAATGCGGTGCTGTCAAGACAGGCACCCGCACCGACGTTGTAGCAGAAGTACGTGAGCGCCACCTGCTCGTTCACGTTCAGGGGTACCGTGACACCTCGAAGGACAACTCCCTCGAACTGGCGGTACTCCTTGAGTGCTAGCTGGTAGCACTGCTCAGGGGTCGCCACGTCGCCCATACGGACGCCCGCAGTCGAACCCATGCAGATGGTAGGCACACCAGCGATGTCGCGGTACGCGGTGTACCGAACGTCTTCCAGTTGGGTTAAGCCACCCAGGGCCAGCGCAAGCACTGCCCCGGAGATGGCCTTATTCCGAATCGTCATCGCTAGCCTCCACAGACGGGCCAAAGAATCGCTTGCGCAGCTCCTTCAGCGCATCCAGCATCTTAGGCAGCAGGGTGATGAACTGAGCCACCACGAACAGGGCAGTCAGTACAGCAGCAGCCAGCGAGGCCAGCTCGTTAGGACTCATGGCAGAGGCCGTAGCGCCAGCGATCACGACGGTGCTCTTTACAGCCTCACTCGTGGTATCAAGTTGCATTACTTCCTCCTGCGCTTGCTGCGCTTATTCTCCATATGGCGCTTGGGAATCCCCATCGGGTTGGTAAGCCATGTGGTCAGTGCGGACTTCTCGCGGGCTCGGGTGGCTGCCTCATCGTCACGGACAAGGGCCGGGGTGAGTTCGCGCACCAAGCCTTCAAGGGCGTCGATCCGGTCATCCTTCTGCAAGGAGCCCCGGTCGGTGGTGATGTTGTGGATCTGGTGGAACACTGAGCGGATGATTCGCTGGTCCGCAGGGTACGGCGCAAGGGTCTTCCAGTCGTCGTCAAGAGCACGGCGGTGGAAGATCAGGCGGTGCCGCTGCATCACAGGCCGGAGAGTATCGACGATACGCTTCTCCTTCTGCCCGTTCTTCTGGCGGTCTTCCACGCCGATACCGACCACACGCTTCTTGCCGGTCTTCTCGTCGATGCGGTTCATGTAGTTGCGGAACAACTGCCCTACGGCACCCGCACCCATGTTCTTCTCGACGAAGATGATCTTCACGTTGAACTCCTCGGCGAGCTTGACGCACTTCTCAAGGTTGTCCTCAGCGAAGCCACCCTTGAAGCCTCCGATAGAGCAGATGTGGATGTACGGGCCTAGCACGCCACCCACGGCGTATGCCAGCTCATCGCCACCGTTACCGGCGGGATCGACGAACATGGTCATCTGCTGGAGAGGACCCCAGCCACCGTCCATCGCAGCCGGCAGGTACAGCTCCGGCTTCTGGACAGCGAACAGGTGGGGCTCGAACTTTAACTTGAACCGTTCGTCGGCTGCCCACGAGAGCTGCTCAGGTACACGGTCGAAGGCGAACTCGCCAATCAACAGGTCCTTGAGCTTGAGCTGCATGCGCACTTCATCAGCGAGGCTGGTGTCGAGCATGTACTGGAGCTGGAAGCCCTCCGGGCCTTGGTCCAGCTCTTTCTCGATCAAGGTGGACTCATCGTACCGCTGCGGGTCAGCAGACCAGCCACGGGTGCCGTCGAGGCCCTTCCCGGTACGTGGGTTCTGGCCCTGCGCCTCCAGCATGTGGATACGCGCAACCAGTGCCGGTGCAAGGTAGTCGCCGTAGCGATCCTGCTCATCCTGCGAAGGGAAGCGGCCCGGCCAGATACGCATGTTGAAGCCACGGGCAGGGAGGCCATTGTAGATCGACTCCCGCGACTGCGGGGTACCGAGATACAGGATCTTGCCGTGGGTGCAGATACTGGTGAACTCTTGGGACTGCCGAGTTAGCTTCGCCCGCTCGGTCGCCGTCAAGCCGTTCTTGGTTGTCTCGATGTCATCGGGGATCAGCAGGTCGGCGCGGTACCCTTGGAGGGCAGCCGTGATACCCATGCAGTTCACAGACGCAGACTTCTCTACGCCCTTCAATGCCCAGTTCACATCGAACGAGGTGACGGATGTCCGGTCCCCGTATTTGGCCTCTGGTCGCAAGTACGCGAGGAGTTCCCAGTGCATGATCATCTTGGTGATGAGCTGCCCGTTCTCCTCCGCCTTGTCACCAGAGCCAGAGATGAGCATGACCCGCGCACTCGGCTGCTGGATGATGCACCAGATAGCGAAGAGGCAGGCAATGGTAGACTTGGCCTCACCACGTTGAGCGGCTACCATGTCCCGGTTGCTTCCGTCCTGCATGTAGTCTGCGATGTCCAACTGCATCCACGTCATCGTGAAGCCGAGGAACAGCATGGCGTCCAGGCAGAAGTCGCGGAAGCGGGGATACATCTCGGCAGTCTCTGCCGCGAGGGTTAACCGCTCGTGTGGGGTCATTGTACTGTAGCTCCTTTCGGTGGCTCATCAAAGCCGTACAGCGCGGCAAGGTCGGAGGCAGTGTCGCCGTCGAGGGTCTTGCTCAGCGCCTTACGTCGTTTCTCGGACAGGGATGCAGTCAGTTCTTGGCGCAGGGCCTCGATGTCTGCGGCGTCTGCCGGGTCACAGGTGATTGCGTTGTCCTTCAAGAACTTGGCGGTCGCAGCCTTCTCAGCAGCAGGGACAGGGATACCCTGCTCCCGGTACCAACGGAGATCGTCGATGAACGTCTCCGTCAGCATTGCGTGCAGGCTGGCCATCAGCTCCAAGGAGGCTGTGCCGTTTGCGCTCATGTCTACCTCTTAGTTGCGTGCATGGAGTACGATGCGGTCGAAGTTAGAGGACCCGAAGGTCACTGTCCCAAGGTCCGCGTTGAAGAACCGGATGTCTACAGTGGTGCCCGCAGGCAGGTCGCCCAGCTCACAGGTGCCAGCACCGTAGTGGCCAGCAACCCCGAACCACCCACCTACACCGACGTTGTTGATGATGACCTGCACCGACGAGGCAGCCCGCGCCGAAACGCTATCCACCTGAACGAATACACGGACATCCTTCAAGCCGCCCTGCGGAACTGTGAACACCCCAGTCGCAAGGTTCCAGTTGGCTGAAAAGTGTTGGTTGTTCTCCCGGCTAGGGATGGCCTGCGGTTTCAGGGTTACAGCCGCGCCGGAAGCAATAGCCTGACCCGCGAGGTTCACGACCTCGAAGATCTGCTGGTAGCCAAACCGTGGGATACCGCCAGTGATGCCGTACAGGCCACGACGGAAGTTGGTATCGAACGCGAGGTTCTCGATGTCGATCTCTGCGGGACCGTTGAACGCCACAGTCTGCGCAGTACGCAGTGCGTTGCAGTGGAAGTGAGCCAGCTTATCCACAACCAGCTTACCGCTGAAGGTGGAGTCCGCCTGGAAGCTCGCGCCAGTGAACGAGTGGTACCCACCGCCGCCGGAGATGCACAGACTACCAGAGCCCACTGCGATGTCCGGGATGGTGTTGATGTTGTGCGCGAACAGGAGCAGGGAGGCAGACTCGATCTTGCTACCGTTGACAGCGATGCTACCGTAGGTGTGCGCGAAAGACGGGGAGTCAATCGGCGCCAGCTCGAAGCAGTACCCGGTGCTGACAGTCGGGATCTGGCACTCACCGCCATTGATGGTAAGTACGCCGCCGATGCACCGGGCTACAACGTGAAGGATACCTGCCAACCCACCAGAGCCCGCTGCGATCAACTGGTAGCCGTTGGCCTCAATAACAGCCTGGGTACCGATGACGATCACAGAGATCGGGGTGTTGTAGGTGTAGCCGCCGTACATGACGTTCTCCGACAGGAGGTTGTCAGGTGCAGCACGGTCGCCCCACTGCCAACCCACTTTGGCGCCGATCACGTTGAACCCCAGATAGTGCAGGGAGCAAGTGCGCAGACCGCCCGGACCAGAGCCGGAGCCCCAGACTTTGATGCCTGCCGTGTAGTTCGTGTTGCCGCCACAGGAGACGTAGATAGACCCGAAGGTCTTTAGCGCAGTGCTGTTCACGATCTCCAGTAGGGAGCTGTACGCAGTGACCGCATCACCAGCAGCGATGCCGCCGGTACCAGTGATGGCGTACTCGGTGTGGTCGCTCAGGGTCAGCTTGGAGACGACGTACACGTCGCTGTAGAACACGGATCGCTTGTCGGTATTGGCCGCGTTGTGGCATGCTTGCAGGGCCGCAGTGCGGGAGGCGAGTGAGTTGCCGATGGCATACCCATACTCCTCCGGGGTGTGGTACCGCAGCTTCGTATCCAACTCGGTGCGGACAGTGTGTCCACGATAGCCAATGAGGTTGGAGCCGAGGGCGGCGTTCACCTGATCGGCGTAGTTGTTGATTGCCAGCTCCAGCGCGGCACGCTGAGCATCCAGAGTGGATTGCACAGTTTGACCGGACACTGAGGTGGCGATCATACTTGCGGCGTAGTCGCCAGCAGCAGGTACCACGAATCCAAAGCGACCATTAAAGCTGGCCACACCGGATGCTGTTACCGCGTCGATGGCCTGCTGCGCCAAGGCCAGTGCCTCAGCCGAGTCAGCCAGCGCTGTGTCCGCCTTGGCGTCTACGCCGTTGGCCACAGTCAGCGCGGTGGATGCAGCGGTCATCGCGTTACCCGCCGCAAGCAATGCAGCGGCGGCGTCAGCTACCGCGTTATCGCTATTGGTCAAGGCCTCGTCAGCCTTAGCGTCTGCTGTGGTGGCGAGGGCCAGTGCCGCATTGGCTGTCTCTACAGCATCAGTTGCAAACAGGTATCCCTCCTGCACAGCGTACAGGGTCTGGCGGTTGTTCTCATCCACGTAGCGGGGCAGGAACGGTACGCCAGTTGCGAACTGGTACGCAGGGTTCTGCGCATCGGTGTCGCGGTAAATGCGGATAGCCGCATTCAGTGCAGGTGCGGGTGTGATCAGCACGGTCGCTAGGCCGGACAGCACAGTTGGGACATCTACCCCATCAACCGTCACTTGAATGTCGTCAGGCGATAGGTAGGGCCAGTCGAAACCAAAGATGGTTTCAGCCCCGGTCCCAATATGGGTGGACTCGGGGATGTAGACGAAGTGTGCCATTTACTCTCCTTTAATGCTTTCCAGAAGCAGCTTAGATGCTGGGAACACGTTCACGAACGGAACCAAGCCTGCTGCTCCGCTAGTGATGTCACCCACGGCGCCCTTAGGATCATCCCCAAGCAGGCCCTTAACACCCCGGAATACTTCCCCGGTGTTCTCGACCAGCCCGAAGACAGGCGCACTCATGCGCCCGTTCCCAGATACCACGCCCCACATATCGGCAGTGAAGCCCAGACCTGCGGTGTAGCTGATGCCGTCAATGGCCATCTTCTTCAAGCCCTTCTCTGATAGATCGAGCTTGCCGTTGATGGCAGACTTCACACCCATCATCATGGCGGTAAGCGGATACTGCAAGGCGAGCAGTGACGCCACGCCGAGCACCCCGTTGTTCTCGTAGGTGCCTCGGAGTAACTTGTTATGTGCGAATGCTACGAAGCTGCGGAACTGGCCGAGGATCTGGCCAACTGGGGAGCGGGCATAACCTGCGTTCTGGCCTACCCGTCCGAACAGCAACGAGTCATCCATCAGTCGCAGGGCCGTGTTCATCACGGTATCCACGTCGGCTTTTGGCCATACGCCCCAGTTCATGCTTGTAGCGTTCTTTCCGTTAAGGGAGACATAACCGCGAACCCGCTGTAACAGGGGGTCCCAGTCCACGTCCTTGCCGTACGCTTTGAGTACAGCCAGGGCGTCAGCGTCCCCGGCGGATGCACGGGCGATCTTGTTCAGCGTGAGGTTGGCGTTCATGCGGGACTGGATGCCATGCACGAATTTCATACCGTTCAAGATTGGGGTGGCCTGCTTACCGCTATGCAGCAGCCGGTCAAACGTGGTGTCGCTGGAGTTCAGGAAGGTATCGAACTGCCGCTTCCACGGCTTCATACGCACATCCCGAGCAAGGTCCAGACCAAGCACAGTTTGCATCTCAGCAGCGAGATCCGGGTCCCGATTAGCCATGCCAAGGATCTTACCCATACCCCCGTTGAAGGACTTCATCATCTCCCCGAAGGTAGCCGCCACACCTTGACGGTGCATGATGGTGGCGATCTCTGCCAACTGGTACACACCAGAGAATCCCAGCATGGTCGCAGCAGTCAGGCCGGAGGCACGCTGAGCCAATGGGCCAAGCTGGTGCTCCTTCGGAACGTTGCCGGTGAAGTCGCCGAACACGCCGCGCAGTTGGCCGGTGAGTTCTTCCGTCTTCGCTACCCCGAGGTGGTTCACCGACTTGGTGTACTCCCGGATGAATGCCTCGATCTCGCTGTCACCCGGCATACCTGCCCGAGCCAGTGCAGATCGGCCCGAGATACTGCCGGCGTAGTTCTCCATCAGACGATCCAAGTCACGGTCGATCAGGTCGGCTACACGGTACACGCTGCCACCCACATTCACCTCGACATCCATATCCAGATTCAAGCGGCCCTTCCCGTACTTCACAGTACCTTGGTCGGATGCCTTCTGCTCGATCTTGCCCATGATGCTGTCGATCTTCACTTGGCTGACATTCGCTGCTTCCAGCGACTCGCGGATGAAGGTGGTATCAGCCACGCCCAGTGCGCCCATGAACTCCGAGCGGATGCCTGATGCCCGATCCTTGGCGCGCTGCACGATAGCCTTACCGATGGTCAGGGCGTCGTCATGCTCCAGAGTCTTGAGTCCACGGAACACAGCCTCACCGATGGTGCTGGCCGCTAAGCCCGGCTGCACGTTGTCGAGGTCCAGCATCTTGCTGTAGTTCCATGAGCGGTGGAAGTAACCCGGTACTGGCACGAAGTCCTCGAAGCCCCGCACACCTGCCTCGCGGGCACGCTGGCCCATGAGGCCGTGTACGTTGTCGCTCATATCAGCGAGGCGGGCCACGTTCGGGTCCAGATCAGCCACGTCGCTAACGTAGCCGTCGGCGGTCCATGAGCGGTTACGGCGGAGCAGCTCTGCGGATACCTCGTCATTCAAGGTATCCCGTGCAGCCACACCACGCTTGGTGGCCAGTGCCCGGTCCTTCCACGACACCCCACGCTGGGCCATTACGTCGGCAACCATGTCATCGTACTGCTTCACGTACCCGTCGAACTCGTTACGGTAGCGGCGCAGGTAGCTCGCCGCGTTGTCGTTAGTGCTGAAGCCCTCCCGACGTACAGGGTCGTCGATCAAGCGGCCCATGAGTGTACGTGCTTCCCCAGTGACGCCGAGCAAGTCAGCCTCAGAGAAGAACCGGTTCACGAACCCGAGGGATGCCGCTGCCTTCTGCTTCGCCGATTGCCCGATGGACTCCCAGCTAGGCTGGATCGACGGGGCGCCTTTGGCTGCCCACGATTGTGTCTGGGCAGTGTAGCCCGGTGCTTCATCCATGAGGCGCCCAGCAGATTGGAGCACTTGACTCAGCGCAGTGTCATCGGCTACGGACATGCCGAGCAGTTGACGAACCTGACCCACGAATGAATCCCACAGGGTGCCCGGTGCGCTAGGCATCTTGATCTTGTTCAACAGGGCCTGCATGCGTGTATCAGTCAAGCCCCACGATACCAGCTCCATTGTGTTCGCTGTGGAGTTGTTGTGTCCTGCCTTAATGGCCCGCTCGAAGTCAGTCAGGCCGTTGTCCGACAGACCTGCTACGTGTACCTTGACGGTGGCCAGTACGTTTTGCAGGGTGGCTAGAGCCTCGCGGGAGGCGGCTGAGACAGTCTCCGGCGCAGCAGAAGCCGCACGCATAATCTGTACCGTGGCAGCATGCGTCAGCTCATGCAGGGCTGTCACAGGGTTGGCACCATCGCGACCCGGCGCTGAGGCACCACGCACAGCCACAAGGGACTCACCTTCGTGGGTGACGTGGATGCCGGCGGTACCTGGGCGCAGGAAGCTCTCAGGTGCTTGATCGCCACCGCGCACAACGCGGAACAGGGTAGTCTGCCCGGCAGCTTCCATACGGCGCAGCGTGTCGCCAACCTTGGCAGCTACAGCCCGCAGACCCACTGGGACGTCGGCATGGGCTGCAAGGAAGGAGGCGGCCTCACTAGCTGGCTTGCCATGGGCACCCTGTACAAGGGCATCCTCGAAGGCACTGGCTGCACGCGGCACGGTAGGCATGACTTCCTGTTTCATCAGGGTGTCTACCCGCAGGCCCTGATCTACCAGCGGATTAACCACTGGAGCTGTGACTGGCGGAGCGCCTGGCACCGCTGATGCCGGGGTTGGTGTAGGGGATGGGATAGGCTCAGGCCGGATAGCCGGAGGGGGATTTACTGCATCGCGGCCTAACTGGCCCGCACCCTTGCCGAACACAGCGCCGATACCTGCGCCCAGAGCACCCGCCAGAATGTAGGTACTGGTATCCACTTCCATGTCAACCGCATCCATCGCGCCGACGTAAGCGAATTGACCGGCACCTCCGACAGCAGCCATAGCGCCACGGCCAAGTCGCAGTGCTCGCCCGGTGCCAAAAGTAAGAGCATCCATGCCGAGAGCAACAGGGTCCACCATCGTTGCTCCAAAGTTCCAGTACGGGTTATCTGCAACGACACGTTGGTTCTCCTCGTGCTTCTGGATGCGCCCGATGATCTCTTCGGCATCCTGTGCGTTTGCGGCCTGTGCAATGGCCTTGGTGTACCGGTCGTTCTGGGGAATACCCAACTCGGCGAACCGCTTGGTGGCGTACGTGCCGGCATTGAATCCACGGTCGATCTGAGTCTCCTCAGGACCGAACCATTGGCTAGCCTCGTCGATTGCCCGACCAGCTACCGTGCTCTCTTGCAGGAGCGCCGACGCCGTGTCCAGCGCCGCCCGATCCTGATCTGCCTTAATGCCTTTCAGGTTCTCTGCGTTGATCGCTTGGCCAGCGGCAACCTGCCCCTGTACCACTTGACCACCTACAGCGTCCAACCCAACGCCGGGTACCGGACTGACAGCCTGTTGGGCACTCAGTACTTCGGCAGGGGTCATCGGGTTCTTAGGGGTCAGTTTGCCCTTGGCTTCGCTCATTATTACCTCGCAGTTGCTTCAGTGTACCAGTCGGGACCGGTGCTCATGTCAGTGAAGTGGGGTTCCATGTACCCGAGGAACGCCTTGACGCGCCCAGGTGTCTGTTGTGCCCACTTGCTATCGCGGACCTGTTGCTTGAAGCCTTCCCAGTCCTTATTCTGGATGGCCTTCTTGGTGGCCTTGAACTCACCCAAGCCACTCTCGCCCAGTTGGAATGCGGCACCAGACAGACCGAGGATGGCCTGCGGGTTGGTGACGCCCAGCTCCCTGGCGATCTTATTACCAGCGATCAGGGCATTGTCGGTATCCTCAGCGAACCAGCGTTCAAGCTGGGCCTTGGGGATCTTGGTACCCTCAGGCACACCAGAAATCTGGTGGCCCACACCTACCGCCATCTTACCATTGTCTTGGTACACTTCATCCCTGTAGCCTTCGTGGCTCAGCATATCGCGGCGCCAGTCGTACACACCACGACGCTGCATACCGCTGGCGTTACCGCCGTCAATCACGATAGTCTGCTTGGTGTACTGCTTGGCCTGTGCGTTATGGAGCTGCTCTGCGTACGCATTAGCGTGCTCCACGGTGTCGAACTGGCCCAGATGTTTACCTGTCTTCAGGTAGCTCTGGATCGCCTCCTCGTTGGACATGATCCGCCCATCATCGCTGACAGTTGGGATCAACGTCTCCTTGCCATCGAAGTTGGCGGAGATGGAGCGCACAGTGCTGATGCTGCCGTCTGCGTTGTTCACAGTGGGCCGTGCATTCAGATCAATGTTACCCTGCCCCAGCATACCAGCCGCTGCGGATGGCCCGTAGCTCGGACCTACTTCCCGACCCGATACGTCCACAGCAGCTCCGAGATCCGCAGCCCGCTGAGCATTCACATGCGCGGCATTCTTGGTGTTTAC